GGTATTGGCCCTAAAGGTGGCCCAGCTACTTCTGAAGCTATTGTTATTGCAGCAGCCTTATATAGTGCAGCCGCAAGAGACATTTTTGTTACTTTACGCCCAATAGGGGCTGATTTGGCTACTGCCGCAACTACTGTTAAGTATATTGCTGTATTCCAAACATTGTAATCACAATGGGGAGGTAAAACTCCCCTAGTTGTAGGAGTAAGTTATGAAGATGAAGAAGATGAAGTATAACGAGGGTGGTAAAGTAGATCCTGAAAAACAAGTAATCCCTAAAAAGAGAAAAAAAAGAGGGGGTACAGAATATGATCAAGCTATGGCAGATATAGAATACGCTAGAAAAATGAAAGCCCTAGCAAAAAATAAAAGGTCTGGTTTGTTTGGAAAAGCTGAAATGACTAAAGCTGAAGCAAGAAAATTGGGTTTGACAGGTAAGAAAATGGCTGGTGGTGGCGCGGTTATGAAGTACAACATGGGCGGCAAAGTACCTACTTACGCAGGTATGCCTATGATGGCTGAAGGCGGTATGGTCAAAAAGAAAAAGAAGAAAGTCAGCAAGAAGAAATCTATTGATGGTGTTGCTAGACGAGGCAGAACTAAAGGCCGAATGGTCTAAGAGGGTTTAATTATGGGTCAATATTCAGATGTAATCCCAGTAACGATTACCGCAGACACTGTAGCCTTAGATGCAGACGGCATATCAGTAGCCGCGTCTGTTGGCAATAATGCGGCATTGGTTATTGGTGGTGCTTTAGCCGACAGTGGTTCTGTTACACTTAGTCATGGAAGACTAATAACTATTCTTTCTGCAGGCAATGATTCTAGTAAATCATTTACTGTAGTTGGTACAGATGTTAATGGTGATTCGCAAACAGAGACAGTAACAGGCGCAAACGCAGGCACAGCAACAAGTAGCAAGTATTTTAAGACGATTGCAAGTATTACTGCCGTAGGAAACCCCGCAGGTAACGTATCAGCAGGAATCAATGCTTCAGCCGCTGACGCTATTTTTACAATGAGAAGCAGGCTAAAAGGCATGTTTCTAACCAGCACAGCAACAGCGGGAGAAATTGACTTTCTTACGTCGTCGCCAACAGGTACAAGTATTATGAAACTTAATTCTGTTAGTGATGCTGATGCGACAAGAGATGTAACAATACCTAACGAGGGCGTGGTGTTTACAAGTGGTATTTATATACAGTATACCGTGTCAACATTCTTAACCATGACAGTGTTCCATGCGTAATGGCTACTTCAACAACAACGGCGTTTAATCTTGATTTAAACGAGATAGTAGAAGAAGCGTTTGAACGTGCAGGTTCAGAAATGCGTAGCGGGTATGACTTAAAAACCGCAAGACGTTCTCTTAACTTGTTATTTGCTGAATGGGCTAATAGAGGTATAAACCTCTGGACTATAGAAGCAGGCACACAAGTATTGACTGCAGGCACAGCAACCTACGATTTAGCTTTAGATACTGTTGACTTAATTGAGCACGTTATCAGAACAGGAACAGGCACATCCCAGTCCGATATAGGCATATCGCGTATAAGTGTGTCTGGGTATGCTGGAATACCTAACAAAAATATTACAGGCAGACCCAATCAGATATACATTAATCGCAGAAGTGGGGCTACTGAAGGCAGTACAGTAATATACCCACAGTTTACTGTGTGGCCTGTGCCAGACACTACAGAGACCTACACCCTTGCTTACTGGCGTTTAACTAGGATACAAGACGCTGGAAACGGGGTTAATACACAAGATGTACCGTTTAGGTTCTTACCGTGTTTGATTGCAGGTTTAGCTTATCATCTATCGTTAAAGATACCCGGAAGCGAGCAACGCACCCCCATGCTTAAAGCTATGTATGACGAAGCGTGGCTAGAAGCCTCAGATGAGGACAGAGACAGGTCTTCTATGCGTATGGTTCCTAGAGTGTCGTATGTATAGATATGGCTAGTCGTTTTGCCTCAAACAAATACACTATCGCAGAGTGTGATAGGTGTGGGTTTCAATATAAATTAAAAAAACTTAAAGAAATCTATATAAGGACGAGAAAAACAAACCTGCTAGTGTGTCCTACTTGTTGGGAGTCTGATCACCCACAAAACCTACAGGGTATGTACCCTGTTGTTGATGCTCAAGCAGTACGAAATCCAAGACCTGCACAAGGGACGGATGTAGTAAATATATTTCAGTGGGGCTGGGAGCCAGTTGGTTTTAATGACAAAGATGGTTTAGTGCCAAATAGTTTGAAAGGCACAGGTAAAATAGGTACTGTTACAGTAGATACAGTGAATAGCTGAAGGAGCTAATATGAAAGTAAAAGTCAAAGATATGAGCACTATCAAACCTTGTGCTATGCCGACTAACGCTGGGTATCCGAATAAAATACCTAACACCCAAACTAAGAAGATGAAGGGTGCAGGTGCAGCAACTAAAGGTACTGGGTTTAGCAATAAATCTAATTAATAACAATGAATTACGGCGCATTAGTTGCAGCAATTAAATCTTACACAGAGAGTGATTTTTCAACTACTGATGTAAATTTATTTATCACACAAGCAGAAGAAAGCATATATAACAGTGTGCAGATTGCTTATTTGCGTAAAAATGTTACGGGCACAATAACAATCAATAATAAATACTTAGCTGTTCCTGATGATTGGTTGGACACGTATTCTTTAGCTCTAATAGATGGTAGTGGTAACTATAACTATCTAATTAACAAAGACGTTAATTTTATTAGAGAGGCGTTTCCGTTACCTACAGCAACAGGCACACCAGAGTATTATGCGCTGTTTGACGATAGCGCATTTATACTAGGCCCAACGCCAGACGCAGGATATTCTGCAGAACTGCATTATTACTACTACCCAACATCTATTACAAACGGTAACACAGACTCAAATACTACTTGGATTGGTGATAACTACAGCACAGTCTTGCTTTACGGTAGCTTGCTAGAAGCCAATATCTTTTTAAAGGGTGAGCCTGATGTCATGGCAGAATACCAAAAACGGTATGATGCGGCGTTAGGGGCATTAAAACAACTATCAGAATATAAGAACCGTAATGACTCCTACAGGGCGGGTCAGGCAAGAAAAGCTACGCTATAAGGAGATACTTTAATCATGGCTATAACACAAACAATGTGTACGTCTTTTAAAAAAGAAATACTTGAAGCCGTACATAATTTTAGTGCTGCTGGGGGACATACTTTTAAGATAGCTTTATATACGTCTAGTGCTACCATAGGAGCAGACACCACAGCATTTACTACTTCAGGCGAAGCAAGTGGCACAAACTATACTTCTGGAGGAAATACTCTTACTAGTAACGGGCCGTCAAGTGGTGGCACTACAGGGTTTTGCGATTTTGAAGATACTTTTTGGAACTCGTCTAGTATTACGGCAAGGGGGGCATTAATTTACAATAGCTCACAAAGTAACAAGGCTGTATGTGTATTAAATTTTGGTTCTGACATAACAAGCAACCCTGACTTTAGAATACGGTTTCCTGTAAACGATGCAGAAACGGCGGTTATTAGGATTACGTAATGGCAAATAGAACGAACAGTGGTTGGAGTCGAGGGCAGTATTTTTCGGGGCCGTGGGGTCAACCTGTTGTTGACGCTATTGAAGTTACCAGTGTATCTGCCGCTGCTGTTGTTTCTTCAGTACAATTATGGCAAGCAGTTGAGGGGCCACCGTCTGTTACTTGGAGTGATGTAAGCGATGCTCAAACACCGAGTTGGTCACAGATAAGCACTTCGCAAACACCTGATTGGTCAGGCAATATAGCCGCATAGAGGATATTTAGATGGCAAGTTCATATGTAAACAATTTAAGACTCACAGAAATTGCTACGGGTGAGGAAGCTGGTAATTGGGGAACCATAACCAACACAAATTTAGAATTAATAGGTCAAGCATTAGGGTATGGGACTAGAGCTATTGCCGATGCTTCTACTGACAATATAACGATTGCAGATGGTTCTTCTGATTCAGATAGAGCAATGTATTTAAAACTTACAGGTGGTGGACAAGCCTGCACAGTCACTCTTCTACCTAACACAGCATCAAAAGTATGGATGATGCAAAACGACACAAGCTACACACTTACGTTTTCTCAAGGTAGTGGAGCTAATGTATCTATAGAAGCGGGGTCTTGTAAAATTATAGCAACCGACGGCGCAGGTTCTGGAGCCGCTGTTTACGACGTACTTAATACGCTCGAAATCTCTGGCGATCTAACACTTAAAACAAGTGATGGTGCTATTTTAAACGCGCAAACGTCCGACACTACGGTAACTTCTGGTAGTGTTTTAGGAAGGATAGATTTTAAAGCTCCAGACGAAGCAAGTGGAACAGACGCTATATTATTAGCTGGGTCTGTCGCTGCGATAGCTGAAGATACGTTTGCAGCAGATAACAACGCCACTAAATTAAGTTTTCAAGTAGGCGCAAGTGGGGCA